CCCTATCTCGGCGTTTAAAGTGTTCACCAATTCCACTAGATTAGTTGCCCCCGATACTGAGAGCCTGAGAACCTCGGGCGTCCGATACCCTAACCAATTGTCTATGCCCCATAGAAGAAGACTGTCGTCTAACTCTTTGAGCGCCGAATCTAGATATTGCTTTTGCGTTGGCTCGGTCATCAGTTGCCCCTATCTCGTTGTGTCATTTCCCCGACATACTCGCCTACCTTGTAAGCGAGATAGATTACTGCGCCGAGTGCGAACATTACTATTCCCACAAAATTATCGTCTACTATCATGAGCCACTCTCTTCTTCGTGCAACTGCATTAATGACGCGGTATATCTGTTACCGCCGAGTTTGTCGCCACAAAAGTCACAAGCCTGCCAAGAGAATGATATGTCTTCATAATCTTGTACAGTATTGGGTTCATCTCCCCAATTCTTTAAACCTTCCGTGTATCTTTCGAAGTGTCCGCTATCGGCGTAACCTTCATAATCTGGTTTACCGTTCGCCGAGACATATATGCAGTCTTGGCACACTTCTATCTCTTGGCGTGTCCGCCATGTATGTCTTTTAGTTTCCATTTATCCCCCTATCTTTATGTTGTGTCACTAGACTGTTGTCTAGTAATCGTGCCCTAGCCCGAATCGAATCGGCACGCCTTTAGCGTAGGGCTAACCTAACTATTTTGTAAACTCTTGGCAATTGTGCTCTAATTCTTCTACCTCTTCCCAATAAACGCTCACGAATTCGCATTCGGTGCATTTCGCTACCCAATTACCGCATAGGCGAGTGTGTTCAAATACTATGGTTGGCTTGGTTTTCATTATTTCCCCTGTCTGTATGTTTATCACGAGCCTATTGGCTCGCTAGTGCCTAGTGTCGCTATGACGCGACTACCCCCAAGAGGCTAGGCGATAACCCTAAACTAGATAACCCATTCCAATCCGTCTTCATCCATTCCGCAGGCGGTAAAGAATCGGGCACGGTTGAATCGTGGATTATCTAACTCGCATATGCACGACAACGAATCGGCGATGCTCGCAATAGTGGCAGAATTTAAACCGTCATCGTTTTGGCGATGCTCTTTCACCATCTTTGCTAGTTTTTCGTAATCTTTCTTAGTCATGAATTCCCCTTTGTTTTGTTGGTTTATATCCTTACACCTACAAGGTTAGGGGTAAAACGACCCCATTGCAACCACCAAACACAAAATACTTAATGTGAACTCCGTCACACTGTCAGGCAAACCTAACAAACCACCAAACCCAAACAATGTTAGGCGACCCTAACAAATAATTACTACTACGGCGGTAGGGTTATTTTTTTGTGGTGAGGTGACTACTCTCAGTAGTTTTGTTTGTGTATTTGTGAAAAGGTTAGCAAGATACACAAGCGCACAAACACAAAAGCACAAGCAAAATCGGCACGAACTAGGGCATGTGCCGCGAGACCCCACCCATATACATAGATATACTGTTTTTGTATGGTCTCACTCTAGAAAAAAAGGGCAAAAAAAGAGGCGTTGGTGGGTTGTGTTTTGGTGGCGGGGGGTGTGGGTTTTTTGTGGGTTGGTTTGTGTTTTGTTGTGGGCAAGCCGCTTGCGGCGCGGCAGTGTTTTTTGGTTGGGTCGCTGAGATGGGTGTTTGCTTTCCCCCCACGTTTCACCCTTGAGGGTTGGTAGCCGTTAGCCAAAGTTTTAGCCGACACCATGTTTGAACTTGTACGTTGTTCACGCTGCTCCTTCACATGACATGAAGGTCTACCCCAGTTCCCTGGTGTTGATGCCCCGCACCTTGCAAGTGGTGTACAGCCGTGAAGATTACTGTTTGTTTGCCGTCTTCCCGACGGGTGTGATGTCGAGTGTAGTTGACATTTTTTTTGTTTGCAACTATCTTGTGATAATATTTTTTGGTGGGTACTCGCCGTAATGTTTCGTCTGCGGATAAGGCACGGTTTTTTCAGGCGATAGCGGCGGGTTCAAGTATTTTGGATGCTTCACGTATTTCTGGTATCCATGTGAATACTGGGTCGAGGTGGCTAAAAAATTCGAAGGCTGTGCAGGCTCGCCGTGAGGACGCCGATTTTCATGCACGAAAACATTTACGTGACCAGGGTGGTGTGCAACGGGATTATGATAACGATTTGAGTCAGGCAGCAGATTTGCCGCCCGCTGTACCGTTAGACAGGTTGTGTGACGCGGCTAAGCGCGGGTTGCAGGATTTCGATTTTTTTAGAAAATACTATTTGGGTAGGGTTCCGTCGCCGTGGCAGGTAGAAGCAGCAGTCACCCTTGTCGAGTTGTTGGAGGCTGAAGAAAAAGAGTTCGTTGTGTTGAATGTGCCGCCAGGTGCAGGCAAATCAACCCTGTTTCACGATGTGGCTGTGTGGGCAATAGTACGCAACAGGGCTATCCGAGTAATGATTGGCTCCATTTCGCAGGCGATGGCTAAACAATACTCGCGACGCATCAGAGAAACCTTGGAAAGACCTGCACCTATACAACCTGACCCAGAGTTAGTTAAGAAAGGGTTAGCGGTTAACGCCGAAGGATGCCTTTCTATTGACTACGGTAGGTTCAAACCATCTGATAAAGGTGCTTTGTGGCGGGCAGATGAGTTCATTGTTGAACAATATGACGGCAACGGGTTAGATAACAAAGAACCAACCGTCCGTGCGTACGGTATCGACGCCGAATTCATCGGACACCGAGCAGACCTATGCCTATTTGACGACGTTGCATCTACTGAGAACTGTCGTGAGTCTGTTGCCCGCGACAAACTTTTAGAAAGATGGGACTCGATGGCTGAAGCACGATGCGACCCAGGTGGTTTACTCGCAGTAATCGGACAAAGACTCGGCTCAGGCGACTTGTACGCCCATTGTTTAGCAAAAGTAACATACGACGTCGAAGAAGAAGACTACGATGGGTCAGATGTTACCTTGCCTGAACACATCGCAAATAAAGAACCCACCAAGTCATCGAAATATAAACACATTATTTATCAGGCATACTACCCAGATTTGGATAGTGGTCCTGCGTCACGAAAAATCACCGCCCCTGCATACCCTAACGGACCCCTACTCGACCCTAAACGACTTTCATGGAAAGATTTATCTTATCTGCGATACAACTCGCCCGAAAAATTTAGAATAATCTACCAACAAGAAGACCTAGCCGACGAAGCATATCTGATAGACCGCACATGGATAACAGGCGGCATCGGAGCAGACGGCGTACTTTACCAAGGGTGCATAGATAACGAACGCCACCACGGAATCATCCCCCCAGGATTAGCCCCACCCGTAATCTCGATAGTTGCAGTAGACCCATCCCCAACACAATTTTGGGCGCTCATCTGGATACTTTACCAGCCGACAACAAACCTGTACTACGTCATAGATATCGAACGGGTCAAACTCACCGCCGAAGAACTCCTCGGATACAACACCACAACCAGCGAATACTCAGGCATCATGGAAGACTGGCAAAACAGGTCAATGCAACTCGGCTACCCGATATCACATTGGGTGGTAGAAATCAACGCCGCACAAAGATTCCTGTTAGCACACGACTTCGTACGCAAATGGCAGGCGTTACACGGAGTGAACGTACTCCCGCACACCACCACCCGCAACAAACTCGACGAAAACATGGGCGTAGAAGCCTTACTCCCGCCGCTGTTCCGTTCAGGTGCGGTACGTCTACCGACGATGCGTGCGAACTGGAAAACGTTAGCGGCAGCCGACGAACTCGCGAAATGGACCCGCGACAAAAAAAATGGTACAGACATCGTGATGGCATTATGGATGGCGGTACTCAACATCCCGAACCTCACCAACATGAAAATCCCGCCACGCCAATGGCGACCCAGTTGGCTACTGAAATAGTGTATATTAGACGTAGTTGCAACTAAAAGAAAGCGTGCTGGATGAAAACCGCAGAAGAAATAGTATCGCTATACAAATCACGCCAAGAAACACAAGGACCTATCCTCGCGCAAATGCGCCGAGTCCGCGACCTCGCGAACGGTGACGTAATCGTACCACTATCAGAACTCGACCGCAACGCCCGCACAAACGTAGCGAACCTACTAGTACAAGGATTAGACCAAACATCGATGCGAGTCGCATCAACAATGCCGATGCCATACTTCCCGCCACTCAAAGAAGGCAACGAACGCAGCAAAGACTACTCACGCACAAGACGCAAAGCGATGCTATCCATCTGGGACACAAACAAAATGGATATCAAAATGCGTCGACGCGCACGCCACCTACTTGCCTACTCATCAGCGCCAGTAATCATCAAACCAGACTTCAAAACACTTGTACCAAAATGGTCAGTACGAAACCCGTTAGACACCTACCCTGCAGTATCAGACGACCCAGATAATCTCATCCCAGACGACTGCATCTTCACCTACCTCAAACCATACAACTGGCTAGTAGCAAACTACGGCGACAAAGTAATCGGCAAACTCCGCATGGGCAGAGTCCGCTACGACACACAATTCACAATCCTCGAATATGTCGACGAAGAAGAAATAGTTATCTGCGTGATGGGCGCAGAAAACAGCGCCGAATACACAATGGTTGAACGCCAAGGAATCGAAGTAATCGAACTAGAACGCATCCCAAACCGCACACAAATGCCTTTAGTAATCATCCCGAAAAGAATCTCGTTAGACATCCCACGCGGACAATTCGACGGCGTAATGGGAATGTACTACACACGTGCCCGACTACAAGCCCTCACAGAAATCGCTATCGAACGCGGCATCTTCCCAGACGAATACCTAGTAGCACGCCCAGGTGAAAACCCAGAAATAATCCAAATGGCAGAAGGCAAAACAGGACAGTTAGGTGTAGTCAAAGGCGGAGACATCCAACAACTGCAAACAAACCCAGGCTACAAAACCGATGTCGCATTAGACAGACTTGAACGACAAGAACGCTTAGAAGGTGCAATCCCAGCAGAGTTCGGCGGCGAATCAGGCACAAACATACGTACTGGTCGCAGAGGCGAATCAATCCTTTCAGCAACCGTCGACTTCCGTGTACAAGAAGCCCAAGCAATCTTCGCACAATCGTTAATGGAAGAAGACAAAATTGCTATCGCAATCGAAAAAAACTATTGGGGTGCAAAAGAAAAATCGTTCTTCATCGCAGGAAGAAACGGAATAGGAAAAGTAGATTACGTACCGAACAAAGTTTGGGAAACAGACTTCCACTACGTCAACTACCCGTCATCGGGCGCAGACGTCAACGGACTCATCGTAGGACTCGGACAACGACTCGGCACAGGGCTAATGTCAAAAGAATCAGCACGAGAAGCCGACCCGCTAATCACAGACCCAGAACTAGAAAAAGACCGCATCACAGCAGAATCAATGGAAGCAGCACTACTGTCCAGCATCCAAGCACAAGCCGCAGACCCTAACGGACCATACCAGCCAGAAGATTTAGCGTACCTAACAAAACTCACAGTAGAAGAAAACGTCCCACTTTACGAAGCGGTACGCCGAACCAACGAACGCGCACAACAACGCCAAGCAA